GTCTTACCACACTTCTTTCCCGGAGGACAAATTTCTTCTGCCATGATTATCTATTTTTAATTGTAAAGTTCATTACTGACAACATATAGAATTTTCTTGATATATCAACTTCTAGTGTGAATATATCTACTGCACCTAGTCTAATGCGGATACTAAACTTATCCCACATTTTGTTCTTAGACTTCCAAGAGTTTCTTACTTTCATATTAATAAGGTTTATATTTTGTTGTTCCTCCAGCTTTATATGCTTTAAGGATTTGCTTACGTTGTTTACCTTTAGACTCATAGGATACATGAACCCAGTCAGGATTTTTATCTGTACCAAATTCCCAAATTAATTGGTCAAATTCTAAGTTGTCTTTGATATAGTTAAATACTTGAGCATTAGTAATAGTTGTACCATCCATGTCAATATCAATTGCTTCACCTGAACAATGCTGAGAGGAAGATGCTCCTCCGATAGCCTTATTAAGAGCAGCTGATCTGTAGCCTGATGAAATATGTATTGGAACTGCAAAGTGCTCTCTTATTGGTTGGAATACTTTCTCTGCCAATAATTTAAAGTTTTCAATATGCTCTGGTGTAGGCATATTACTAATTCCATTTCTTTTTGCAGACTCACTTCTTGTTACTTCTGCTAATGATAAATTTTTACTTAATTGCATGATTCTTATTATTTATTTTTTATTTACTCTTTTTTGTAAGATTTTACTACCCTCTGAAATGCCAAAGCATAATACAGTCAATAGCATAAAGCCATCAAATATCCATTTCTCAACTGCTAACTTTATACCCATAATACCTGTAACAATGTCTGTACCAAATAGTATAATCATCATCACAAATGAAACAACACCCACAAATGACTTTTCATTAATTGTGTTAGTGTCACTTACTAGTTCTCTAAAAAATGCCATAACTTTTAAAGTTTAATCTTTTTATATTTCAATTTACTATTTATTAAAACTAATTCCCACTTTCTAACTGGTTGATCATTGTCACTAGTCCCTTCTTTTAAATATCTTGGCTTTCTGCGTACAAAATGAAAGCCTCCCTTATATATATTTTTTAAGCTAAACTCAGATAAGTCTATGGCTACTATTTGTCCTTCAAAGTAAAAAACTAAAGAGCTTTGAGCTGCCACATTATGTAACCAATGCTCTAAAGTATCTAATTTCAAAACCTTAGATTCATAGTAATACTGATTTGTTTTTTCTGTAACATATAGTGTCTCTTTCTCAGATGTGGTAACTAATTGTTTTAAGCTATCAATCTGTCTATTTAGCTCACCTATTTTCTTCTTTTGCTTTTCAAACTTAATATTAATATCTCTTCCTTGTTGAGTGGTCATGATAACTACAGAGTCACCATTAATCACCTTCTGGATCGGATATTGCGTTAATGCTAAAACCTGAAGTAGCATCATTACTATCAGAAGTGCTAGCTTTTTCATTTTTTTTATCTTTTGCTTTTGGCTTTATATTTTCAACAATACTTTCATTTTTACTAACTTCTTCTTGTTCAGTGCTAAGTGATTCATTTAAAGATGTTAGGTCTGACACTTTTGTCTTAAGTGTTGATACTTGTTTTTTTAATCCTGTATTTTCTTTTGTCAATCCATTTACTTTATCTGTTAATGCAATGTTTTCTTTTACTACAACAACATGACCATGACCAGTTGAAAATACTTGAAAGCAAATAAGTATTATGAATCCTATAGCAGAGCCTAATATGATTCTTTTATTTTTTTTCATTTTTTTTACCAAATAACATCAAAACTGTTTCTTTCAAACTCTTAGCATGCTCAGTATTCTCTTCTAACTTTTTTTCTAAATCATCTCTGTACTCACCTTCAAGTTCTTCTAGTCTTTGTCTGTAGTCTTCCTCACTCTTCATTAATTTGTTTAAGAAAATCCAGCATAAGTATCCTAGTGCTAAAACTGCAAATCCTAAAATACCATACTGTGTAAGACTATCAAATATCCCAAATGACATAATTATTTCTTTTTTGTTGTTCTTTTTTTCTTGGTGCTTACTAGCATTTCTTCCTTAAGTCTATCTTTTTCAGCAATGTATCTTTTGATAAAGATCCAAGCTACATAACCTAAAGCTAAAACTACTAGTCCTACAGGACCATAATTTTGTAATTGTCCAAAGACACCAAAATCTGGTGTACCTGTAGTTACTGATGTTGTATCCATATTACTCTATTTGTTTAAGAATAAGCTTTTCTACTGCTGCAGCTAACTTATTCACTGTTAATGCTAAATTCTTTAGCTCTGTCTGAGTCTGTTCTACTAATGCTTGATACTTAAGTCTATGCTCTTGTTCTACCAAGTCAATCTTACCATGAGCTTTACCTATCTCTGTTGTATTCTTTCTTACATCTGAGTGGATCATTCTTAAAAAATATCCAAATATCCCTATTACTATTCCTGCTATAAATAGTATGATTGTTACTGTACTTGTTGACACCATTTTCAAAATAAATATATATACTATAATATACTAAAAATTATTGACTCAACAACTCTTTGATACCAAGTTTATTGGATTTCCACCAGTTTATAACATGTCTATAACCTCTTGCATTAGTACCATTTGGATCTGTTGGACCTGAGTAAGTGGATTCAAATTTTTGACTTTCTACAAATAGTGGGAAGTTGTATACTTTACCTATACCATCAAATAATACATGTTCAATGCAAGGTGTAAGATCTGGGTTACCAGGAATCTCCATCATATACCCATCAGATTTTTTATGATAGTTAAGTAGCTTTTCAGCATAACTTCTTTTTAAAATATAAGCTTGGCACCCCCAGTCATGTAAATATCTTATAGTAAATTTAATTTCTCTGTCAACTTCTGAGAGTAAACATAATTGTACAGCTTCCCAGTCAGATGGTAAATTATTATAAAACTCAGACCATGTAAAAGTCCAGTAATGAACTGTTTCAAAAGATATGTCATCTTCACAGAAAAATCCATATTCTTCATCACTTTCTTCATACCATTGTTTTATTGTATTAAGATATGATATAGCTGCACCTATATGAGGTGTTTTTAATTTCTTATGCGCTTCTCCTAATAGATTATAGTCTCCGGGTACATATCTATTATATACATAAAACTTATACTTTTTAAGATCATATGTCTTAAATACATTGTCTAATTCTTCTCTTCTAGCTATTGACTCATCTAGAGATACTATATTTATAAGTGGAAAATTCTCAAGTTTATACTTGTCCCCTAGGAGAAACTTAAGGTTATTAGATATAACCTGCATATAGTCTTCAGGCAATGTAGTTACTTGAGAAAGGCTTTTAAAGATTTCAACAGATTCTTTATCTCTTCCTATCCACCATCCGCATACTGCTTTTTGAAATAGTAATCCATGCTCTCCATAGTAGTTTAATGTGTCAGCTAATTCATTTGAATTCTCAATGTTAGCTAGTCCCAGGCAAGCATATGTGTAACCACTATGCCAATGTTTTTGTAACTCATAGTACTTGCTGAGTAAGAAGTATGCTTCTGGTCTTTCCGGAGCGTAGCTTATAGCATTCATATAAGCTATAGATTCTGCATGCTTTCTTTTACCAAGCTTTTCCATGCACTGTGGAATCATAAGTAATGAACTATATACAGTGTTTTTATTAAAGCTATTCTCTGCTGATTTTAAATAGAATGTTATTGCAGAGGCAAAGTGTCCGGATGTGTAATAGTTCTTTGCCATTTCAAATGTAGCACTTGCATTACCTACTTCTTTAGCAAAGCTTTCTATTGTATAGCTTGTACTTCTTGCATTAGAGTAGTAAGGACTAGTATTTACACCCATACCCACCAGTGATTCAAATAACTTACATGTCAATCTTAATGCAAATGCTGTAGTATCTTGATATCCAAAGGTTATTATCAGATCATTTTCTTGAAGTGCTAGACCACATGAGAACTCTATTCTTGTATTTAAGAACTTAAACTCATCTGAGGAGTATACTATTTTCCAGTTTTTATCCCATACAATAAATCTATGGTAGTACTGAGCATCCTTATTACCTTGACTGTTTTTCCATAGATCTACCTCATGTGTAACTGCTATATACATATCGCGATATGAAATAACTTGTGAGCCTCCTCTGATATCTCTTGGAAATATATTATCTTGATTAACTATTGTTACAGTCTCTGAAGTGCCTTTCTCCGGATTAACTTTTACTACTTCTGTAGGGCAAGTCCATTTAACATAATGATAAGGAAGATCTAAGATAGGCATCCAGTTCTTTTCACAGTATGAATCTGTTGGTGGTTCTATACGCGCGCGTGATACTTCTGAGTTATTTATAATCTTGGATAACTCCATTCTACCTACACCATTAGTTGTAGTATCTCTTCTAACTCCTGTAAGATAAAAGTTATCATCCCAGACTGCTATTCTAGCATCTTCTAAGCCTATAAATTCCCAGATAGGTTTTACATCTAATTCTGATGTATCTATCTTATTATAGTTAAGGACATTTAAAGTGTTTCTATCTAACTCACATAAGTAGTTAGTTGTTCTTAGTGTAAGATCATCTTCTGGATTAAAGTATGATAAAGGACCCCAGGCCGTTTGATATAACTGATCTCCATCAGATTGATATAAGCTATACTGAACATGTCTTAAGTTCACATATATCTTACCATTATGATTATAAACTGAAGGATTTGTAAGTCCTGTACCTTGAGTTAAAGAAGATGGTATTAATAAAGGCACTAAAGAGCCACCATTTTCTAATGCAATTTTAGACAGATTGTGAATCATATATTTGGTTTTATGCAAATATATTGATTTTACACTA